ATGTAAGAGTACGCGTAGTGCGGCAGCGGCATATTAGCTGGATTTCCTTACTCTCAGATACCAGTCCGTAAGTAGCTTGATCTGCTTGTTCGTATATCCTCTTTCTTTCATCCTGCTGATGAACTCGGAGTGCTTCTTCTCTTCGTCTTTCGAAGACTTTCCAGAGAAGGATATCACAGGAATCAAGTCTTCTGTCTTGGAGAAAATCCTCTTCTCGATGACGTTCCTGATCTTCTCGTATGAGTCCCATACCGGAGACGCGCCGTTCTTCGCCTTGTGCCTCAGGTAGAACTGAACCACGTCGTTTCTGAAATCCTTAGGATTCGCGATTCCTGCAGGCTTCTCGATCTTCTCTAGCTCGTCGTTCAGAGCCGCGCGGTCGAACTGCTGTCCAGTCTCAGGATCCCTGTAGTCGTTGTCTTGGCACCAGTGGTCCGCATAGGTGATGTACCTTTCGAACAGGTTCTGTCCATATTCTTGATATGAATCGACATATGCTTTCTGTATCTCGTCTCCGATGAACTCCGCGTATTTTCCGCTGAGCTTGGATTTGAGTATGTTAAGATAGAAGTCTTCGGTCTCTTTGTTCATCTGCGCCTTGACGATCTCGTTCTCTAGTACGTAGAATAGGTGAACAGGGTTGGCCGCAACTTCTTCCGTGTCGTGGTTGAACACTTTGGAAAGCACCTTGAACGCGAAACGAGTAGATATACCGTTCATTCCTTCTGTGATTCCCGCGTCGTCTTTGTACTCTTGGAGAGACTTCGCCTTAGGATCGGACTCCTTCAGGTTCTCGCCGTCGTATACCCTCATCTTGGAATATAGGTTGGAGTTCTCAGGATTCTTCAATCTCGTCATCACGCAGAACTGAGCCAGAAGGTCTAGAGTTTTAGGCGCGCAAGGGGCGTCTGACAGAGAAGATCCTTTGAGCAGCTTCCCATAGATTTCTACTTCCTCGGTCACTCTCAAGCAGTAAGGAACCCTTACGATGTAAACCCTGTCCAAGAAGGCCTCGTTCTTCTTGTCGTTGGAGAAAGTCTCCCATTCGGACTCGTTCGAGTGTGCCAGTATGACTCCTTGGAAAGGAATCGCAGGCAGGTTCTCTGTTCCGTTGAAGTTTCCTTCCTGAGTCGCGGTCAATAACGGGTGCAGGACTTTTATAGGCGCCTTGAACATCTCAACGAACTCCATCAATCCTTGGTTGGAGCGACATAGAGACCCAGAGTAGTTGTAAGCGTCTGCGTCGTTCTGAGGGAACTCTGCCAGCTTCCTGATGTCGACTTTTCCTACCAAAGCAGAGATGTCTTGGTTGTTCTCGTCTCCAGGCTCTGTCTTGGATATACCGATCTGAGAAGCGATAGACATCTTGAGCTTCCTTACTTTGAACTTGCTGATGTCGCCGTCGAATTCAGCCAATCTCTTGGTCGCCCAAGGAGACGCGCATGACGGAACGTATCTTTTGGAGATTCCGTATTCGTCTTCCAGCTCTTTCCTGTATGAAGAAAAGAGGCCAAGCGGGCTTTCCCATACAGGAGATACTTCTCCATCCGCCACGAGAACATATATCTCGCTCTTTTCCATAAGCTGCTTCAGCCTTTCTGCCAAAGAAGACTTTCCGCCTCCTACTGGTCCGAGAAGATACAATATCTGTTTCTTCTCTTCGAGGCCTTGCGCCGCGTGCTTGAAGAAGGAGACTATCTGGTCGATTGTCTCTTCCATTCCGAAGAAGTCGGAGAAAGCCGGATATCGCTTTATCAGCTTGTTGGAATAAATCCGACTTAGCCTCTCGTCCAATTTCGTATCTACTACCGTAGGCTCGCCTATCGTGGCAAGCATCCTCTCTGCTGGAGAGGCGAAGGCGCTCTTGTCGGCTCTGCATAGTTCGAGATATTCCTGCATAGTCATATCCTTCTCCGGCTGGCTGAAGTCCTTCTTTATGGTTTTAAGTAAGCTCATATGTTGTTTTTATTTTTATGCTTTCCATTTATAAAACCCGTAAGGCTTTAAGTTGGTGCTTCTCTATGTTATATATTGATTTGCCAACCTCTTTTTGAACATTTCGGACCATTTTCGAATATTTCCGCATCTTTTGCGCAGACATAACTTAATATATACTCTATGAAAATTGCAAGATTTATAGATTTCATCAAAGAGGAATTCTCGGACACTCCAGAATCCTACATAGAGACGGCGCTCAGGCAGCTGAAGAAGAGGATCGAATCCATGTTCGAAGAGGAAAGGGAAGAGCCAGAGGCAGACGACAGAGTAAGCGTCGCCAAAGCGAAGGCCAACGCCAAAGGAAAGAAGGAGAAGATGAGCTTCAGCGACCTTGGAGTAGCGTTGGAAAGCTCGGAGATATCCAAATATTCCAAAGTAAACGACTCGCTTACGATAAAGTTCACAGATCCGGAGGCCACCTACTCTCTGATAATAATGATAGAGATCAAAGAAGGCATATCCAAAGATCCGGCACAGGACTTCTCTTTCGAAGACGTGGAGAACTGCTTTTTGAAGTTCAAGAAATACGACCTCGACACATTCGAGGTGATAGGACAGGTTACGAAGAACGCCAAGATCGCAGACATAGACGAGGACTTCCTAGTAGATCTGAAGATAGAGCTAGACGACAAGTTCAGCGGAGAAGGCGAGACTCTGGAGATAGAGACGGAAGAAAAGAAGAAGCCAGAGGAAGGCGAAGAGAAATAATAGATAGCTACAAATAATAGCATCTATCATGGCAGTAAACATCGTCACCAACCTTCAGATCGTATCTAAGGCCAAGACATCTAGGTATTTCAGGACCAACCTAGGCCTGGTCGCCACAGTGGAGAAAGGCGGCAACCGCAAATACAACGAGAAAGACTCGTTCTCGTCATACTACAATACCGGATACAACACGATTATCTACGGACAGGGAAACATAGGGGACATCAAATTCTATACAGACCACTACATCAAGGACCAGGTGATGGCGGTCTACTATGGAGACAACTTCGAGGAATTCATATTCGAATGGGACGAAAAGATATTCAAGGAAAAAGGAATGGACTTCTATATAGGCCATATCTTAAAGGAGGTAGACCTGGCATACCAGGAAAAGATAAAGAATGACGAGCTGAAGAAGCTAGAGGAAAAGCCGAAAGGAAACGCCGAGGCCGTATTGTCGAATCCAGGAGCCGTCACATACGAAGACCTGCAGGCATATCTGGAGAAGAAGCGAAAGGAAAGATATGGGGGAATCTAGTTATACAATATAGAAGCGAGAGTTATGTACACGAGAAACTTGTCGTCCTTGTCTAGGTCGTCGAAGTCGTAGCTTATTTCTATATCCTCTTCTGGATGGAAGATATATAGGTATATTTTGTTCTCGCTCTTGACATATTCTATCGAATTGAAAGTGGCTATGCTCAGATGCAGGTCCATGACGAGCTCTGTAAGGCCGATGCCCATGATAAGTATCATCTTCGCCACTTTCTTCTTCATTACATATATATTTAATAAATAAAATAATTAAAAAAGAATGCTCTTTTTTGGGATGGTTTTTTAATATATAAAAGAAAATTAATTCTAGATAGATGAATATCCTAAGATACGGCGAATACATCACGGAAAAAGCGGCGTTTGATATGCTGCTCGAATCTAAAGCAGTCTTCTCTGCCAAGCTTATAAACCTCCTGAACAGGATGAAGTCCAACAAAGTGGCGAAGTCTATACTCGGCTTCCAATCAAAAGACGTAGACGGACTGGCTCAGAACTACGTAGACGTGACAGATTCCAAAGAAGACTTCACGTTCACTCCCGACAGGAAAGTGCAGCAGTTGATCGCAGGAAGGCCTGAGGTCTACAAAGTGGTCAATTCGGGAAGATACCTGACCCACAGCGACAGGAACAACAAGATATTCGAGAGGCTCGGATACGACAAGACCGGAAGAGAAAACTGGGCACCTGAGACAGGAGTGCTGCTGAAGATATTGGCAGAGACCCAGAGCGTCACAGGAAACACCTACTGCATGGTGGAAGAAGTCCTCGAAGAAGGATCTGGAGAGCCAAGGATCGGGGTTATCAACAAGGCAGCCATCGAGATAGACAATGACGAGCTGAAGGCGATATGGAAGACTTCTAGGAATCCCGTTAAAGTAGGAAGGTTCGCGAGGGCTTTCTTGACAGCCGCGAAGGTAGAGTTCAGCGACAAAGACATCGAGGAATTCGTGAACCAGTACAAGGCGACATTCGACTTCGCGCAGAACGCGCTGGCTCAATTCGACATCGTAAAAGGAAACGACATCATACACTGGTACTGGGTGGACCAATACCAAAGCGGAGGCGGAACGCTCAACAATTCATGCATGGCAGAGGCAGATTCCGACTGGCTGGCCATATACGCTAAGAACAAGCAAGTGAGCCTGGTGATACTTTACGACGACAACGGAACCGTGACTGACGGAAAATATACTTCCAAGAAGATAAAAGGAAGGGCGATATTGTGGGAGTGCAAGGTAAACGGCCAGGACGGAATGTTCCTCGACAGGATATACACCTCTCACGACTCCGACGTAGAATTGTTCAAGCAATACGCGGAGAAGAACGGATGGTGGTACAAGAAGAGCCAGACGATGTCTCCTGACGAGAAGCTGACGAACGGAAGCCAGGACATAAGCAGACCTAGCATAGTCTGCAAGGTAGACGACGCGAATCCTTCGGGATGCTATCCTTATATGGACACTATGTGCTTCATAAACATGAACGGCGACCTGGTAGGAAACTCTGTAGACGCGGTGGATCCTGAAGGACAATACTCAAGCAGCTACGACGAATACGACGGACCGATCAGATGTGCCAGGACCACAGACGGTGAATGGTACAGCCCAGACAACTACTAAAAATAAAAGAGACTCAAACGAGTCTCTTTTTTATTTCATCAAGTATTCTACTACCGACTTCCAGTCTGTGAACCTTTCCTGTCCGAAGTGTATCCACTCGCCCTCGAAATCTTCCTGTCCGAATCCTCCTTGGTCGTCTATGAGATAGTCTCCTTTGACAAGAGACTTGTCAGGAATCAATATGGTCTTCTTGACAACGTCGTATCCTAAGTGGTCCCATACCCACTGCACCTTCTCTGTATAGCAGTTGACGTTCTGGAACGAAGGGCGAGTAAGTATCCAAACGTCGTATTTCGTCTCGAGTAATCTATATGACTCGACGGCGTCTTTTATCTCTGGCAGCTTAAGGAAGAATCCCCACTGCGACTGAGGAAAAGGCTGAGCAGGATTCGATTCCTTAGCCTTTATCGACGCGCCGTAGAAGTCGCAAAGGACTCCGTCCATATCTACGTAAACTTTCTTTTTCATAGTACAAATATAGCGATTTTTATCCGATATGCCATTTCATTTAAGAAGCGATTTTAGGGATTCTATATGCTCTTCCAATTTGGAATTGTATTCCGAGAAAGATCCTCTCTTGAGAACATCGAAGCCTACCCACTCTACCCTTCCCGATTCGGAAGTCGATATATCTCCAGACCATTCCGTCACGATATAGACTACCGCGAAGAACTCGGAGTCTTCTCTGAAGAACAGAGGCATCGCCTTCTCTACTATAAGCCCAGTCTCCTCGAGCACTTCTCTCTTCATGGCATCATATGTCTCTTCTCCTTCGTCTACCTTCCCTCCAGGCAGTCCGAACAGAGTAGAGTCGTCTTTTCTCGATACTCCAAGAACTTCAGAAGAGAATATCCCTTCTCTGTATATCAGGGCGGTTGCCGCCAGCTTAGACTCTCTTGTCTTCATTCCAATATGTCTTTTAATCTCTTTTCTCTCAGATTCGAGGAATTCATGAACATTCCTCTTTCGTAGTATCTCGCGATTTGTCCGAAGTCGTTCCTTACCACATAGCAGTAGAAAGCAAGCCTGTCGCTGCCGAATCTACTCGGTCTGTGCGAGACCTCGACTCCTTCGTATATCTTTCCTGAAGTAAGCTCTCGCTGCTTCTTGGCACCTTTGGCGTTGTAGAAGGCGTCTTTCTTCGGAGATATTCTAGTTTTTGTAGCGAAGGTGTCTTTACATCCGTTGTTCCAATACTCTTCTCTGAGCTGGAAGTCGTATCTTTCCGGAACTATTTCCTTTTTCATATTCCCAATTCTCCTAGCTTCTTGTCTCTATGTATGGCGTCTGCGTTGACTAGAAGGCATGCCGCCTCGTGGCCGGACTCGGCTTCTTGCCATGTGCTGTACCTGTCCATATATCCGTCGTTCTTTCCTCCGAAGATCATAGTCTCGAACAGCAGAGGCCGTCCACCTAAGAAAGAATGGTCCATTCCCAGGAATACGGTAGAGACCGACACTTGGCCGAATTCAGACCTCGCGACCCTCCTCTTTTCTGGATCTCTTTGGAATTCTCCCCATTTTCCTATGTCGTCGCACCTGACTGGATTCCTGTCATCGTCCAAAATATACATCTCCATCATAGCGTGCAGATCAATATAAAGACGAGCCATCCCCATCCTTCCATTCCCAAAGAAGCCAATATCACTATTCCTGCGACCAATGCTATCTGCAATGGATTCGTCTTGTTAAAAAATTCCTTCATAATGCAAATATATCTAAAAAAAGAAAGCCCCGCATCTCTGCAGGGCTTTCTTTTTACTTCACTTCTTCGAAGTCTGTGTCTTGAACTTCTCCGTCTGCCGTCGGCGTGTCCTGCACAGGAGCTTCCTGAGAAGATTCCTGATACAATCTCGTGCTGATGGCGTTCCAGCTTTCGTTCAGCTTTTCGGATGCCTCGTCGATCTTGTCGACGTTCTTGTCTGCATATGCAGCTTTCAAGTCTCCAAGCTTCTCGTTGAGAACGCTCTTGTCCTCTTCTGTAAGCTTCTCGTCGAATTCCTTGATCTGCTTCTCTGTCTGGAAGATCTGGCTGTCGGCCTGGTTGAGCTTCTCTACCTTCTCTTTCTCCAATCTGTCAGACTCTGCGTTGGCTTCCGCCTCTGCCTTCATCTTCTCGATCTCTTCCTTCGTGAGCTGAGATCCGCCTTCGATCCTGATCCTGTTCTCTTTGCCAGTCGCTTTGTCCTTTGCAGACACGGACAAGATGCCATTTGCATCTATATCAAAAGTCACTTCGATCTGAGGAACTCCTCTAGGCGCCGACATGATTCCGTCTAGGTTGAACTTTCCTAGAGACCTGTTGTCTCTCGCCATCGCTCTCTCTCCTTGAAGGACATGCAGCTCTACCGAAGGCTGGTTGTCCGAAGCAGTCGAGAAAGTCTCGCTCTTTCTTGTAGGAATAGTCGTGTTCGCGTCGATAAGCTTCGTGAATACTCCGCCCATAGTCTCGATTCCCAATGAAAGAGGAGTCACGTCCAATAAAAGAACGTCTGTGATTCCTCCTGTAAGGACCGCTCCTTGGATAGCGGCACCCAAAGCAACAACCTCGTCTGGGTTTACAGACTTGTTAGGCTTCTTGCCCACATATTTCTCGATGGCTTCTTGGATAGATGGAATCCTAGTAGATCCTCCTACCAAGATAACTTCGTCGATATCTGCAGGCTTCAACGAAGCGTTTTTCAGAGCAGACTTGGCGCAAGCGATTGCTCTTTCTACCAATGAAGATGTCATCTGGTCGAACTTCGATCTGTTCAGCTTCTTAACGAAGTGAAGCGGCATTCCATCTTTGGCAGTGATGTAAGGAAGGTTGATTTCCGTATCCGATGTAGAAGACAATTCGATCTTCGCCTTCTCTGCGGCGTCCTTCAATCTCTGAAGAGCCATAGGATCCTTCGAAAGGTCCATAGAGTGCTCGGACTTGAACTCTTCTACCATCCACTCGATGATGGCGTTGTCGAAGTCGTCTCCTCCTAAGTGGGTGTCTCCGTCTGTAGACTTCACTTCGAATACCCCGTCTCCGATCTCCAATACAGAAACGTCATGAGTACCACCACCGCAGTCGAACACGAGGATTTTAGAATCCGAGTTCTTCTTGTCTAGTCCGTAAGCCAAAGCAGCTGCAGTAGGCTCGTTGATGATCCTCTCTACTTTCAGGCCTGCGATCTCTCCTGCCTCGATAGTCGCGGTCCTCTCCGCGTCGCCGAAGTATGCAGGGACGGTAATCACGGCCCTCTTAACTTCGTATCCCAAGTAGTCTTCCGCGGTCTTCTTCATCTTCTGAAGGATCATAGCGGAAATCTCTTGCGGAGTATAGTCTCTTCCGTCGATGTTCACTACAGGAACGTTTCCTGTCTTCGACTTCCTGACTTCGTAAGGAACCCTTCCAGTCTCGTCTGCGCATACAGAGTAGTCTTTTCCGATGAACCTCTTGATAGAGTATACGGTATTCTTAGGGTTTGTAACGGACTGCCTCTTTGCAGGATCTCCGATCTTCCTGTCGTTTTCAGTGAAAGATACGATAGAAGGAGTCGTCCTTCTTCCTTCAGAGTTTGTGATGACGATTGGCTCGCCGCCTTCTACCACAGCAACGCATGAGTTGGTGGTTCCTAAGTCAATTCCGATAATTACGTCTTTTGCCATATTTGTTTTTATTTTTTATTTAGAATGATTTCAAATAGCGCACCAGAAGGATATCTATGACATTATGTCAGTATTTTTCTTTTGGCGTCACTCCTTTATATAAAAGCCAATGAAAAAAGTTTAGAAAAATAGCGATTGTCGAAAGCCTCGCCAAACAAGGACAGTGTCGGATGCGCCAATATAAATACAAGTTTATCGATTTTCGCTTTAATATATAATCAAAATATAGAAAAACGATGAATTGCGGTTATATGAAGGCGACAATAGTGCTCATAGCGACATTCTTCCTGCTGAAAGGCGCGGTGCTTGCCGGATTCATAGACCATACCTGGACCGTAGGCGCGGCAGAGCATGCGCTTCTCATGGCGTTTGGCGCTTCTTTCGCGGCATTCGTCAGAAGATACATAGCCAAAGGAAAGGCAGAGGCGGACCATGGCGCATATATAAAGAAGCTGAATTCTGTCATCATAGCGCAGTCGCAGAATTACCTGTTCTATGAAGGCGACATAGACAAAGGCGCGCAGGCGCTTGTAAGGCAGGTCACTGAGGCTATAGAAACGGACAGGTGCTCGATATGGCTGTACGGAGACGAAAGAGATTCCATATCATGCGAACAGCTATACGTCAGGAACGAAGGAAGGTTCTACAGGAAGATGGTCCTGTTCAGAAAAGACTTCGAGGAATATTTCTCTCAGCTTGATAGCGAGTCGATAATATCGGCAGACGACGCAGAGACGCATCCTGCAACGAAGTGTTTTCTGGAAGCATATCTCAAGCCGAACGGAATAAAGTCTATGCTTGACGTTCCCATAGTATACAAAGGAGAATCGATAGGAGTCATCTGCATAGAGTCTCTGTCTAAGAGGTGCTGGAACAAAGCAGAGATAGACTTCGCCCAGATGCTTTCTTCTCTCTATTCTTTCGCCTACTCGGTAAGGGAGTCTAGCATAATGCACCAGGAATACATCGAGATGGAGAAGTTCATTGACGAGGCGTCTTTGATATCTAAGGCTGACAGATACGGAAAGATAACCTACGTCAACAAGAAGTTCAACAAGGTCTCAGGATACACGCTCGAAGAAGTATTGGGAAAAGACCACAGAATAGTGAATTCAGGAACGCACCCCAAGAATTTCTGGACAGACATGTACGAAGCCGTCATCAAGAGAAAAGAGATATGGAACTCTATAGTCACCAACAAGTCGAAAGAAGGACATGAATACTACGTAGACACCTACATAAAGGCCAACTTCGACATCGAGACCGGCGAACTAGCAGGATTCACTTCGATAAGGCAGGACGTGACGGACGTATACAACTCTCTCAGAGAGATAGACGAGAAGAACACATACCTGGAGCATGCCGCCAAGATAATCAGGCACGACATGCATTCGGGGATAAACACATACATACCGAGAGGAATCAAGTCTCTAGAGAGGAGGCTCACTCCGGAGCAGATAAAAGACCTCAAGATAGAAGCGCCGCTCAAGCTGCTGAAGGAGGGGCTCGGCCACACGCAGAAGGTATACAAAGGAGTCTACGAGTTCACAAACCTCGTAAAGAAGGATTCCGAGCTTCGCAAAGATCCCTATGACCTCAAGACGATATTGTCGGACTTCCTCAGAAGCACATCGTATTCCAGCCAAGTGGCCATAGACCAGCTCGTAGTCGCGGAAGTGAACGAATCTCTTTTCTGTACCGCGGTAGACAATTTGATAAGGAACGGCCTAAAATACAACGATAGCGACTTCAAGATGGTCGCGATATTCATGGAAGGAGAAGACACTCTAGCCATACAGGACAATGGAAGGGGAATGACGCAAGAAGAGTTCAACCACCTATCCAAGCCTTATACCAGAAGGCTGAACCAGAAAGAGACAGGAACAGGCCTTGGCCTGAACATATGCATGGCTATACTGAAGGAGCACGGATTCTCGATATCATGCGAGAAGAACGAGACCGGAACGAAGCTAAAGATAAAAATAAAGTAGAATATGATTGAATCAATACTATTGGTAGACGACGAAGACCTTTTCCACCTGGTATTCGAGGACGCTTGCAGCCTCCTAGACATAACGCTGTCGCTACAGAGCATCAGCAGCGCAGACGAAGCAGCCAAGCTATTCAAGAAGTGGTTCGAGCACGGCCCGCTGGAAGAAAGGCCTGAGTGCGTCTTCGTAGACCTCAACATCATAGGATCTTCGTTCGACGGAATCGAGCTGATAAGGAAGATCAACTTCGAATACGGAAACCATGTAGTCATCGGAATAATCTCGTCTTCCAACGAGGCGACAGAACAGGCGAAGGCAGTGGCCGCAGGAGCCCAGTTCTGGATAATAAAGAGCGACGACATAGAGCCGAGGCTTGAAGATTTCAAGAAAGACTACGACGGATACAGGAACAAGACGAACCCGTTCAAAGTTTATAAATAAGCCATGAAGATAAAGATAGGCGACGACACTAAGAAGGAGCTGATAAGGCTTGCCGAGACGAAGAGCATCTCTCTCGAAGGCAACATATTGAAAGTCATAGACGCTGACGGAGACGAAGAATTCGACGCCTATCTGAAGGATTCTATCGAAAAAGACACGACGAAGCGCAAGAAGAGGCTGGAGATTACGAAGCAGATACAGAAGCAGAACAACGAGCTTCTCGAAGGAAAAGACAAGATAGAGACAATAAACTCGCAGCTGAAGGCAGCGCTCGAAGAAGCGGAAGAGTCTCGAAAAGAAGCGCTGGCGGCCAAAGAGCAGGCCGAGAATTCAATGATTGACGCGCACCACGCAAGAGAAGAGGCCGAGAAGGCGAAGACAGAGGCCATAAACGCCAAAGATATCGCAGAAAGCGACCTTGACTTCATGCAGAAGAAGACTCAGTTCGAGCTTATAGGAACCATAGTAAAAGTCGCTCTTTGGGTAATACTCGGAGTAGGCGTCATAACCACTGCGGTATTCGTCATCGCGCTATTCTCTGGAAAAGACACCACGATAGTAGGATCTACCTGGAGCAACATAGTCGGAATACTTCTGACCAACGCTTTCAGCATCATAGGAACGATAATGGGCGTCAAGTACGCGTCAGAGAAGAAGCACTAGCAGAGCTCCGGAAAATTCGACCTTACGTTGTCGTTTATCTTGATCGGCTCACCATATTCGTTTATCCTCACGAACACCGTCTCGCATTTAAGCGCTAGAATCTCTTTCTCGGTATCTACTGAGTGAGTCCTTATCTCGGCCTTCATAGATATCGAAGTCTTTCCTATCTTGTTGATTCCGACGTATGTCTTGTATATCTGGTTAGGCCTTATCTCGTTCATGAACTCCACGTTCATAGTCTTGGTAACTACCCAAGGAGTATCGCATACCTCTGCCGCGAACACCGCGCAGACAGCGTCGAGCTCTTCCATAAGTTCCGCGCCAAACATCCTGCCATGTATTCCTATCTGCTTTCCTTTGCAGAATTGGCTGTTCCTGCATATCAGCTCTCCTTTGCGCAGCAGCTCTCTGTTGAAGTCTCTTTGTGTGTTTGCCATATCAGTCGTATTTTGTTATCTCTACTCCAGCGTCTCTTAGAAACTCTATCCCAGCCGGATCTTTGTAGTCCTCTCCGTACACTAGCCTCTTTATCCCAGACTGCAGTATCAGCTTGGAACAGTCTTTGCATGGCGAATGGGTCTGGTAAAGAGTAGCGCCTTCGCAAGAATGCCCATGCCTCGCGCATTTCAGTATGGCGTTGGCTTCTCCATGTATCACATACCAGTTGGTATCTCCGTCGCCATTCTCGCACATGTTGTCGAATCCTGTAGGAGTCCCGTTGTATCCGTCGGATATTATCATTCCGTTCTTTACTATCAGCGCGCCGACCTGCTTTCTTGTGCAGTGAGACAGCTTTGCCCATTCTTTGGCCATGTTCAGGTATGTCCTGTCGTATTTCTCTTGCTTATTCATCGTAAAAAATCTTGTCGATCTTCATCATCCTCATTTCGTTTTCCGTCAGCTTCAGCATCTTCTTCAGATAGCTGACGGAGAAGTATGGCTGGCCTTCTACTTCTATTCCTAGAAGCGCGTTGAGCGTCGATATTCTGCTAGTCAGCTCGGCCATCTTTCCTATTTCCTTTTTCCCCATATATCTTCCTTATCCTTCTCATCCTCATATCCGGGATGATCCTGAGAGCGTATTTCTCGTATAGGTCGGCAGGATATATCCTGCCGCTGTTCATCCTGTTGAATCTCTGGATGACTCCTCTAAGCTCTAGCTTCATCGAAGATGCTTCGTATCTTGGACTTCCGGGTAGCGACTCTTTCAGAGAGCATCTCTTTCAGAGTATCCGCCACCTGCGCGGAAGTTATTATGTAGTTGGCGGCGCCGCTGCGAGATATCCTGTCTATGTATTGAGAAGACTGAAGTATCTTGGACATCAGAGCCTTCTGAATATTATCCATGATGCTTGTCGATCTGCAATATGCCAAGCTCTAGCAGAGTCACTCTTCCGAATACAGATACGGCTACCTTGACTTTGTCTCCGTTGACCTGTTCGATTTTTCCGTTGAAAGTGCTGAAAGGGCCATCTAATATCTTGATGTCTTCTCCTACCAGATATTTCGTCTCTTGTACGGTCTCTTCCTTGGCTGCCTGGTGCTCTCCGATCATCCTGTCAACCTCTGCCTGGGTAAGAGGAAGTATCTCTCCGCCTCTGCTAGTGAGGAATCCTTGAGCGCCGTTTAGGCCTTTGAGGTAGAACTTGAGCTCTCCGATGGCGTTGGTCTCGATGAAGATGTATCCTGGAAACTTAACTCTCTCCTTCTTCACCTTCTTTCCGTTCTTAAGCGAATATACATTCTCGATTGGAACGATTACTCGTCCTATCTTTCCCATTAGGTCTCCCCTTTCTCCTTCTTTGATTATCTTCTCCGAAACAGACTTCTCTCTGTTCGACTGAGACCTGACTACGTACCACTTCATCGAAGTCTCTCTTTCTATAGCTACATTCATATTGCTTATTATATTGTTAATTGTTTCCTTTGTCTAGCTTCTTTAGATAGGCGAGCTCTTCTTTCGCGAAGTCCGGGAATCTGTCTAATATGTAGTCCAGATCTTGCTCTTTGACTTCGAGATGCTTGAGCAGCGACTTGTAGTCTTTTTCCGGCAGGTCTTTCTCCATCTTCGGTGACTTCGACCAGAACCAGTCTGGATATGGCTGAGTCTTCATGAAGGCGAACCATATGTCCATCGAGGCAGCCTTGTCCATTCCTTTGAGATTGAGCATCTGAGCCTTTTCGGGATATCTCTTGGCGAAATACCTGTTGAATATGAAGAAGAACTTTTCTTTGTCTTCGCTCGATATAAGATTTCTGTCTCTCGACCTGAACATCGCGTTGGCGACGTCTGTTATCTCAGCCATTTCCCAAGAGGTTGTTGATTGCGTGATCTCTAGCCCATGTCCTGTCGACCTTCGACAGTAGCTCTATTCCGAATATTTCTATCATTTCCTCGTCGGAAAGTTTATACTCGAACTCGGCATCTATAGGAACATACCTGCCGTTCTTGAGCTTGAACTCGAAATTTCCGGTAGCGGGGTTGTAGAATTTTCCTTCTACTTCTATCCTCTCGAAGCTTTCCAGCTTTTCTTTCAGCCGTGCAAGCATCTTCGAAAAGGCGCTTGCATCAACCGGATCGGAAGAGATCCACTCTGCGTAATAGCATATCATCCTAAGTATAGATCGATTCTTCAGCGAATTAAATATACCTTCTATGACAGGATGCCACTTCTTTTCGTATTCTTGCAACTTCGTGTTATCCAACGTTCTCATACACCTTGTCCATTTTGGTTATTATCTCTATTGGCAAGTTGTGTAGCCTCAGGTCTATCAGCCTGAAGTTGTCTTTGATGTTCTCGACTATCTCTTCGATCTTGGTCTTGCTGAGCTTCTTCTTCTCGCAGATTAGGTCCGCGATGTTCTCGTTCAGGTCCGGATCCGCCAAGTCTACCTCTCCGAACTCCTCGATATAGGAA